ACGCTGGCGGCGCTGATGGATATATTCAACGGGCACGAAGAACGTATGACCCTAAAGATCACAGGAGTGAGGGCCGAAGTATGAAGTGGGACGCGATCAAAGGTTTAGTGGGCGCGGTAGCACCGACCATAGGAAGTGCCATAGGAGGCCCAGTAGGGGCCGGAGCGGGGAAAATACTCGCACAGGTACTTGGGGTACCAGCAGAGCCGCAAGCCGTCCAGAAGGCGCTCAGCGAAGCCACACCGGAACAATTGGCAGAGATCAAGAAAGCCGACCTTGCCTACAAGACCCGCCTGGCAGAGTTAGAAGTGGACATCTTCGAGCTAGAGACTGCTGACATTCAAGACGCTAGAAAGAATGCCGACTGGACGCCTAAAGTCTTGGCGATGATGGCGTTTCTGTTTTTCGGTGGTTATGTGACCCTTGTTACCGTTCAACCGCCAGATGCTAATTCAGAAGCAGTCATAAACCTTGTCTTGGGATATCTGGGAGGAGTGGTGTCAGCGGTAGTGTCTTTCTATTTCGGCGCAAGCCATACATCGGATAACTAATGAACCAGAATCTTGAAGTCGCTTATATAGCCACAACGGACGTTATTCCGTACGCAAACAATCCACGCACCCACAGTGAACAACAGGTGGCTCAGGTAGCGGCAAGCATCAAGGAGTTCGGTTTTAACAACCCGATTCTGCTAGATGAGCATAATGGAATCATCGCAGGCCACGGCAGGTTGGCAGCGGCGCAAAAGCTAGGGATGGAGTTGGTTCCTACGATAACCCTTGCTGGGTTGAGCGAAGCGCAGCGCAAGGCGTATGTCATAGCCGATAACAAACTAACCGAGAACGGAGGGTGGGATTACGACCTGTTAGCGGTAGAGATTGAGCGGCTGAAAGAGTTGGACGTTGACATAGACTTAACCGGCTTTGACCCCACCGAGTTAGATACCATCCTAGAGCCTGAAATTGTAGAAGGTCTGACCGACGAGGATGAGGTGCCAGAAGCGCCAGAGGAGCCTATAACCAAGCGGGGGGATGTCTGGATATTGGGCAACCATCGACTGATGTGTGGTGACTCTACGAGTGTTGACGATGTTGACAAGTTAATGGATGGGCAGAAGGCCGATATGGTGTTTACTGATCCGCCTTACAATATTGATTACCAAGGGGTGAGTGATAAACGCGAAAAAATAGCCAATGACAAAATGTCGGACTCGGACTTTGTTGACTTCCTCACGGAATCCCTGATGGGATGTGAGACTATGTATGTCTGCTGCAGCTGGCAATATTCACACCTTTTTAGGCTGGCAATGGAAAGGTTAGCCAGATCACCAAAAGCCATGATTGTCTGGGATAAGGTAAATCCAGCGCAGCATTTGGATAAATACTACAAACAGCACGAAATAATCTGGTATTACGGAGACTTCGGAGGGCAAAAAACCCTAAGGGGTGATGTCTGGCAAATAAAAAGACAGAGAAATACAGTTCACCCGACGATGAAACCTGTCGAGCTTATTGAGATTGCTTTATCTGACCAGCCATCAAAGCATTTTATTTATGACGGGTTTGGCGGCAGCGGCTCAACTATGATTGCTTGTGAGAAGCGAGGTAAGTCGTGTCTCATGATGGAACTAGACCCCAAATACTGCGATGTCATAGTAGATCGGTGGCAATCTTTTACAGGCAAAACTGTACAGCTTGAACGACCACTGGAGGTGGTGAATGGCTAGACCCCGCATACCAATAGACTGGGATCAGGTGGACAAAATGTGCGCTATTCACTGCACTGGAGAGGAGCAGGCTTCAATCTTGGGGATAAGCTACGACACATTGAATAGAGCCTGCCAGCGTGAATACGAGATGAGTTTTGCTGAGTATTTTAGGCAAAAGGCCAGTCACGGGCGAATGAGCCTACGCCGCAAGCAATACAGCGCGGCGATGGATGGCAATACAACAATGCTTGTGTGGTTAGGTAAGAACTGGTTGGGACAGTCAGACCAGCCGGAAGTAGAAGCGCAAGACCTGCCGCCAATCGTTATCGAGAGGGCGAGTGAATAAGATGGTATTGGATGCTTGTTGCGGTGGGCGAATGATGTGGTTCGATAAGACGGATGATCGCTGCCTTTTTGCTGACTGCCGGTCAGAAGAAATGCAAATAGATCATCTGCCATCACAAACTGGACGTAGCGCCAAAAAAGTAAGGCCAGACAATATTCACGACTTCAGAGATATGCCTTATGAAGACGATTCGTTTGTGCATGTCGTTTTTGACCCGCCTCATGTGCGTGGCATCTCTTTATCGTCCGTTACAGGTTTCAGTTATGGTTCGCTGGATAAACAAACATGGCAGGAGGATTTGAGGGCGGGGTTTTCTGAGTGCTTTCGAGTGCTTTGTCATGGCGGCACATTGATATTCAAATGGAACGAGGTGGACATTCCGCTGTCTCAAGTTCTGGCGCTGACAGATCAAAAGCCTTTGTACGGGCACAAGTCAGGGAAAAAAGCGCAGACGCATTGGGTTGCCTTCCTAAAGCAATGCGCCTAACGAAGCCACAAGATGAAATATTCTTCAGCGACTCACGGTTTAGGGCGGTGGTCGCTGGTAGACGGTTTGGGAAGACGTTTCTGTCTACCCATGAGCTTCTTCGTGCTGCCTTAGCGAGTAAGAACAGGAACTGCTGGTATGTGGCTCCAACATACAAGGCTGCAAAAGAGATTGCCTGGGAAATGCTTATAGATGCTTTGCCGGATGGATATGTAAGCAAGCGCAACGAGACCGCGCTATCCCTTATATTGAAAAATGGCTCGACGATATCGCTCAAGGGAGCAGAGAAGCCAGACAACCTGAGAGGGCGGGCGCTAGACTTTGTTGTGTTAGACGAGTTCGCAGACATGCGACCAGAGGCTTGGTACGAGGTAATACGGCCATCGCTCTCTGATCGGCACTCAGTAGATAATCCCACAAGGGCTTTGTTTATTGGCACACCGAAGGGGCGGAATCATTTCTATGACATCTGGACGCGAGGCGTCGATGAGGAGGAGGGCTGGGAAGCCTTCCAGTACACGACCATCGAGGGCGGTAATGTTGATGAGGCTGAGATCGAGGCGGCGCGGAATGACCTAGACGAGCGGACATTCAGCCAAGAGTATCAAGCCAAGTTCGTTAACTACTCCGGCATTATCTACTACGCATTCAGCAGAGAGGAGAGCGTGCGGAAGGGTTACATGAACGACCAGCTACACATCGGCATGGACTTCAACCTTGACCCAATGAGCGCAGCAGTGTGTGTGAGAGAGGCTGACACCATCCAAGTGATCGACGAGATCGTTATTTATGGATCAAACACCGATGAGATGGTGGACGAGATCAAACAGCGGTATGGTGACAGGCAAATCACTATCTACCCTGACCCAGCCAGTAAACAGAGAAAGACCAGTGCGGGAGGGAGAACAGACCTATCTATCCTCCAAAACGCAGGGTTTGCGGTAAAGGTGCGGAACAGTCACCCCGCGATCAGAGACAGAATCAACAGTGTGAACAGTCGGCTACGCTCTACCAGTGGAGTGCGGTCTTTGTTCGTTGATCCCAAGTGTAAGCAGACCATCGCTTCGCTTGAACGCCAGACATACAAAGAAGGAACTAGCCAGCCCAACAAGGACGACGGCTACGACCACATGAATGACGCGCTGGGTTATCTGGTCGAGTACCTGTACCCAATCAGAAAGCAACGTGACGTAGAACAACCAGTGAGGTGGAGCTAGTGAACAGCAATATCGAATATCAGCATCCAGATTACGATGCCAATGAGAATAGGTGGGAGCTTTATGTCCGCTCATACCTAGGGGGCGAGGAGTACCAGGCAGGCAACTACCTGACCGGCTACTTGAACGAGTCTGAGAACGAGTATGCCCGACGCATACAACTGACGCCGATTGATAACCACTGCCGAAATGTTGTTCACATCTACAGTTCGTTTCTGTGGCGCACTCCCCCTGTTCGAGTATTCAATTCTCTAGCCAATAACCCAGCGTTAGAGGCGATGATAAA